ACAAAAAATGGCGAGTCGAGGTGGCGTACGTTTACCGGGACTTGGAATTGGCGCTCTATGGGGCTGTCCAACGGAAGCGGGAAGTCGGCCGAGGTGTCCCGCTCGTCGAACTCCCGAAAAACCATCGAGAAGTCCAGCAGACTATTCTCGACCTGACGGCTCTATACCGCGACAACCCTTCGGTTTCGTTCCTTTACCTTCATAATCTGGGGGTTGCGGGAGTGGAAGCTGGCACCCCGGAAATCGAACTAATTGATCTTGAGAAGCATGGGGCACTGCACTACCTTCCACGGCATGAGCACTACTACACGCACGCAGCACAAAATCTCGACCTCGGTGTCGGGACGTGAGGTGCGGAGTCGGCTCAAAGAGGCCCGCGCTCGGAATCTCGAATTGAAGCTGGCCGGAAAGCTGATGTCGCCCACCAAGCAGTGGAGTAAGGACAGCATGAAGTCGCTGAAGAGCGCCCTCAGTGCCCAGAAGGTGGCCACCGAATGAGGTAGTCCTTCCCTCAGGCGGTTCGTGCGGCGCATATCGGAGGGTGTGCGCTTGCTGTTGGTCGTGAGCTTGAATTGGATCGGGAACCAGTAACGATCGGCGTTTGGACTGTGGAGTTTGACAGCCGCTGCTGGGCATGGGCCTCGAATCGGAAATCCTCGCGGACCTCCACCAGCTTCTCTCGGAGCATGGGGTCCGGGCGCGGTGGCAATCGATCGACCTGCTCGTGCTCGTCAGCCGCGTGCGCGACGACCAGCAGATCGACATGGGCGGCTTCGTCGCGTCACCCGACTTCAGCCTGCGCGTTCCGAAGCTGGCGTTCCCCGCGGCCCTGCCGAAATTCGGCGAGCGCATCGAGGTGGACGGCACCGACTACCGGATCAGCCGGGTCTCGAACCATCCGCGCTCGCCGCTCCTCACCCTCAGCCTTTCCTCGACCGATGAGTGATGGCGCGATCCGCTTCACCGCCAAGTTGAAGGGAGCCTTCACCGTGGCGCGCCTGCTGCGCCGCTACCCGGACAAGGTCGGCCGGACGCTGCTGTCGCTGGTGAAGCAGGAAGCCCGCGGGCTATCCGTGGAACTGGCCCGCAACACCCGGCCGTTTGGGTTTTCGGAAAAGGCCCGCAAGACGGGCGAGAAGGCGGTGGCGAAGGACATCGGCGGCGTGTTCGCCTTGCCATCCGACGCCTTCGAGGAAATCCGCAAGTCCGACCCGGCGGCAGCGGACCGGTTCTGGGCCAACATCCAGAACCGACGCTTCTCGCGGGCGGAGAACAACCTGCGGCAGACCCGTTCCGGCTGGAAGGATCTCACGGTCGGCCGCCTGGACCCGAAACTCCACCGCTGGGGGCAGCTCGGCGGATCCAAGCCGAAGCAGATCGTCACCAGCGCGAAGGCCCGCGAGACCTACATCGAGCGAATCCAGAAGCGTGTCGGCTTCGCCAAGGGCTCGTGGATCAACGCCGGCAAGTCGATCGGCGGGCGCGTCCGCGGTGCCGTGCAGTGGATCACCCGCCACAAGCAGTCGCCCGGATCGGCCACGATCAAGACCGGCGACAGCCCGGCCGTCACGCTGGTCAACAAGCTCGACTACATCGAGGACGTCAGCACCCGCAAGGGCATCCAGCTCGCGCTCCGTGTGGCGGCGGGCAGGCTCCGCAAGGCACTCGCCACCTCGCTGCGCAAGATCAACGACGGCGCGAACCGGGCGCTGCGACGGCGGTCCGGTTGACGCGATTGCATCCACAAGATGCCCAACCTGATCGAAGACCGCCTGTCGTCGCTGCTGGCCGAATGGATCGACACCAACCGCCCCGACGGATTTGCCGGGACCATCCCGGTCCACGTCGCCCGCCGCGATGAAATCCGCACCCGCCCGTGCGTGGTGCTCGACACCTCGGAATCCAAACCGGTCCCGGCGATGCCACACACCGCCCGCGTGAAGCTCGACGTGCATCTCTTTTCCCAGGTGGATGACACGCCTGCGGAAATCCACGCCGAATGGGCGGGCAAACTCGTCACTCTCCTGCGCGACAAGGCAGCGATTCAAGCCGACCTCGATTCGGAAACCTTCGTCCTCCACGACCTCATCGAGCGGGAAGGCAGCACCACGCCGGACGAGTCACGAGGCAGGGAAAGCGTGTTGAGCTATGAAGCCGTCGTCTCCGCGGTCTGATCCAGTTGACACGCCGCACGCGGTCAAATGGCCGCGACTTTCCTTGGCACCACCGGCAACTGGGGCATCCCGAACGATCAACCGGGAATCCTCATCACCGACCTGTCCTTCGACTTCTCCAACCAGGAGAAGACGGTCCTCGACAAGGCCGGCGAGATCATCGGCCTCTCGCTCTACCAGGAGAAGGTCGAGATCAAGCTCTCGGGCCTCGTGGCCAAGACCTCGTCCTTCAGCGGCAAGATCGGCGCGGCCATCGCGCTGGCCAACGCGATCCCGGGCCACCTCCAGCAGGCCGGCGGCACCACGATCCTGATGCAGGTCAGCCGTAGCCTCAACAACGAGGACTTCGAGAAGATCGACCTGACCGCCACCCACTACCCGTTCGTCGCCAGCGGCGGCGGGGCCTGAACAGCCTTCTAATATTCCGATCCAGAGATGAACGCCGTATCCCACCTGTCGTCCACCGCCACCAGCAACACCTGCCTCGCCGCCGCGCTGACGGCCGTGGGCATCGCGCTGGCCGAGAAGCCGTTCGTCCGCGTTGTCGGAGATGGCATCCGCGGCGAGCGCACCGTCTGGTTCTTCGATCCGCAGAGCCCGTGCGGAAAGTTCCAGACCAAGGAGCTCATCGCCGCCTGGCATGACGACGCCTGGCACCTCGCCCATCCCGAGCATCCGTTCGCCTACATCAAGTGCGCCCTGCTCAATCGCGAGCGGCTGGTCGACAAGGTGAAGCGGGACGTGCCACTCGCCTGCGTGAAGCGCCGGGGCAAGATCGCCTTCATCCCGCTGGATGCGTCACCCGCCACCGAAGACCTGTTCCTCCGTCACCTCTGAAGATCCCATGGACGACACCGACCGCCAGAAGCTCCTTTCCGCCGCCTTCCACGACGTGGAAACCATCGTCGCCGGCCACGCGATGCGCCCGCTTTCTCTGGCCAGCTACGACGTGCTGCTCCGCACCGGCAACCCGCTGGTGAAGGGGGAAATGCCCAAGGACGGCACGCCGGAGTTCACGTCCTCGATCATGGGCTTCGTCTACACCCACTGCGCCCCCTGGCCTGAGGTCGTCCGCGCCTCGTTCAACGACCAGGGATTCCGGGAAGCCGCCCTGATCTTCTGCGGCGGGCTGACCCCGGAGGATTTCCAGACCGCCTTCCAGCGCCTGGAGGCACAGAGCCGCGAGCTGGAGGCGGCACAGGTCGATCCCGTCTCGGGGATCGGCGGAAAAAAGCCCCTGCTTGCGACGAGCCGGGCTTCGTAGCCGCCCAGGTCTTCGCCGTCGCCGCCGAAACTGGCTGGCCCGAGGAGCGGATCCTGTTCATGTCGCTGGCACGTCTGGCGCAGTATCAGCATTGTCAGTTGCGGAGGAATGGGGTGCGGACGGGTTGGAGTTCTTCAGGAGTGGACGAATCAATGCTGCGGGACCAGTTGGCGGCGTTGCGTCGCGAATGGAGCCCTGAGCTCGACCCACAACAAGCCCTCTCAGAATGAACGCGGAGCCCATTGAATGGCTTTATCTTTGGAAAAAAACTGAATAGAATGACTCATGGTTGCACCAAATAGACCTGAAATTTGCGAGATATTCATCAGATCCGGCCAGCTCCCGCTCGGAAAAAACTCCCATGCAAAATCCGATTTTAACGAGATCCATCTCAAGCCAGCGAATATTTCAAAGGAGATTCTCGAAAAAATCTACGCAGATAATGTGTTCACCCTCGCATCATCCTACGGAAACCCGGCCGCAGGAGATCCATGTATGTTCGATTTTTTATCGGTGAAAATGCGGGATGGATCCAAAATAGAACTAAATGTCTTTAACCTCGCGATCTTGATGTTCACCGAGAACACCGAGGAGACCCGCCGCCTTTTCAGAATCATCAACGCAATCAAATATCATCGAGTTGACGCCCCCCCCGGCGCATGAGCGCCCTGACCGTCACCCTTGGAGCCGACATCACAGCCTTGAAGCGGGCGATGGCCGGGGCCACCGAGCTGGTCGGCGCATCGGCCCGGCGGATGGGGAGACTCACGGGCGCGGGACTGGCCGGGCTTGGCAGGGGCGGTGCGGCCGCCTTGCAGAAGGGCTTCAGTGTCGCCGGAACCGCGTTCAAGGCATCCATCGGCGCGGCGATGGCCGGCGGGGCTGCTGCGGTGGGAGTCGGCATGAAAGCGGTGACGGCCGCCGCCGACTTCGAGCAGACCAAGGTCGCCTTCACGACCCTGATCGGCGACGCGGCCAAGGCCGAACAAACCCTCGGCAAGCTCCGCGAACTCGGGGCCAAGACGCCGTTCGAGTTCCCGGAACTGGCGGATGCCGGCCGCAAGCTCATCGCCTTCGGTGAATCCGCCGACTCGGTTCCGGAAACCCTCCGCAGGATCGGCGACGTGTCCGCGGGCGTGCAGGCGCCGGTCAACGAGATCGCGGAACTCTACGGTAAGGCGCGGGTCCAGGGGCGGCTCTTCGCCGAGGACATCAACCAGCTTACCGGCCGCGGCATCCCGATCATCCAGGAGCTCGCCAAGC